GGGAAGTGTATTCCCTGTCTGGTCTCAAAAAGGCAGGAGTGGTGCTTTCGACTCGAACAAGAACATCGTGTGAGCAAAAGTGCATACTTTGTTACCCTCACTTACGACGAGAAACATCTCCGGAGTGATGGTTCGTTAAATAAGCGTGATCTTCAGTTATACTTGAAACGATTAAGAAAAGCTCATGGAAGGTATGAAAATACTAAGTTGCGTTATTACGCAGTCGGAGAATACGGGTCGAAAAATGGACGTCCTCACTATCATGTACTCTTGTTCAACTGTTGTGCGGAAGAAATCATTCGTTCTGCATGGTGCGATTCTAAAGGATGCGCTATCGGAATTGTCCATATTGGACAGGTTTCCGCCGCATCAGTTGCGTACGTTACAAAATACGCCATCCAGAGGCTGGGATGGCCGGTTGGAACTGAAAAGCCCTTTGCTACTATGTCTAGGCGTTACGGAATTGGAGGGCACTATTTAAATGATGCCCAGGTGTTGTGGCATCGGGAAAATGTTGCTAATTATTCCCTGCGGCCCGGGAATGTAAAGGGTCGGCTGCCCAGGTTCTATCGTGATAAAATATGGTATCCTGGGCGTGGTCGTGAAGATGTGTCAAAGGCCGCAATGGATCTCACATTAGAAAATCAAAAAAAAGAGCGTGAGTATTACCAGGGTGAATATGGTGATCAGTGGGCGGCTCGGTTAATGGAAGCAAGGAATTGCGTTATATCACGTGTAAAACAAAAAATTGCATTTAGTCAAACATTTTGAATTATGGCGACGTACAAAGGATTTACATCGGTTGAACTTCGTAGACCCACCAGGTCTACATTTAACCTTTCGCATGAGAAAAGAATCTCGTCTCGCATTGGTAAGCTTACGCCTGTGCTTGTCACTGAAACGATGCCGAATGATAGTTTTTATGGAAGTACGGAGGTACTCGTAAAATTGGCGCCTCTTATCGCGCCGATCTATCATCGCCTTAATATCTACGTACATTATTTCTTCGTGCCGAATAGGCTATTGTGGAAAGATTGGGAAACGTTCATAACAGGTGGTCGCCTGGGCGCTGAAGTAACAACGCCTCCGGTGCCGCCAAATTTTAAGGTTACTGCTGCCCAGACATTAGGGAACGATTATTTGGATATTGGTAGTCTTGCGGATTATTTGGGAATTCCGGCAATACCTGACGCGGATGTTGCGCTTTGGACGGATCGTACATTGGATGCGATGCCGTTCGCTGCTTATTATAAGGTGTTTATGGATTATTACCGGGATCGTAACTATCGGGCTGATGATACAGTGTTGCCGATGTTATCTGGTGAAATGGACGGTGCCGGGAATACGATATTGAATATTCGGCAGCGTTGTTGGGAACATGATTATTTCACCTCTGCGCAGCTGACTACTCAGCGTGGCGCGGAGGTGTTGATGCCCATATCGGGTTCTGCAAGCTGGGCGTATGAAGATAGGAGCGTTATTAAAGAAGGTGATGGTGGTCAGGCAGCCGCTGGGGTGTTGACTAACATTGGTGATGCAACCGGGTGGTTTACTGCCGGTGTTGACCCGGAAGCACTTCGTATAGAGAATATAGCGTCAATTGACATAAACGATTCAAATGTCTCAATTAATGACCTTCGTCGCGCGATGCGTCTCCAGGAGTGGCTCGAGCGTAATCAGCTTGCTGGATCGCGTTATAATGAGTCTATTATGGCACACTTCGGTCGGAAGACTTCGGATGGAAGGCTTCAGCGAGCAGAGTATATCGGTGGCGGAAAGGCTGTTATACAGATTTCGGAAATTAATACGACCTCTTACTCGGAGGATGCCGATACGAATGTCGTACCTCCTGGTAACCCTGCTGGACGTGGTTCTTCTTATGCTGATACGAATAAATTCAGCTATAACTGCGAAGAACATGGGTTTATTATTGGGGTGTTGTCGGTTATGCCGTCATCTGGATATATGCAAGGCATTCCGCGTATGTTTCAAAAAAGGAATACGTTTCTTGATTACCCGTGGCCGACGTTCGCCCATTTAGGCGAACAGGAGGTGTATGATTATGAAATTTTTATGAATCCGACTTCCCTGCCTATTGTGCGGGCTGAGGCTCCGGTGTTTGGTTATCAGTCCAGGTATAGTGATTGGAAGAACATTGGATCTTCGTCGCATGGCGACTTTAGAACAACGCTGGAGTTTTGGCATTTAACAAGGAAATTTGCTGCTCAGCCAGGTCTTGATAGTGGGTTCGTACAATTCGAAGATGAACTGCAGGATAGAGTGTTTAACGTGTCGGGTGTCGACACGCTTTGGATGTATGTGTATAATAAATTAAATGTCAAAAGATCGTTGCCGTACTTCGGCACACCAAGAACATGAAGTATAAAAGCGTAGCGGTACCAGGGCCTAGTGTTGGAGTTCCTGGTATCAAAGTAAAAAAGGTGCAGCCTAATATGGCGTTGAGCCTGGAAGAAATTCTGGAGCGATTCACTAGGGGTGAATCGTTGGAAATCGGTGCCGGCGAAGGCCAATACGACGATGGGCCTGAGGACTTGGAGAAGATGGCGCATGCCGATCTGGTAGATAAGGCGGAAGCCGCGGAAGTGTTTAAGGAGACTCAGAAAAAGTACAAAAAACAGGAAGCCGATAAGGCTAAAAAGGAGAAGGAACGACTTGACAAATTGGCAGTTGAAAAATTGGCGGCCGACAAATTGGCCGCAGAAAAAAGCAAAGTAATACCTTGATAATACTTTGCTAACTGACACCAAGTGTTAACTTGTGTCTAAAATGAGACGGGTAATAGTCGAAGGTGTGATTAGGTTGGACGAGACTAGGGATGAGTTCCTAAGGCAGTATTGTATACCTTTTGGGTTCACTGCGCCAAAAGGTGTTGTAGAGGAAGAGTTTCAAAGACAGAGAAAATCTAATAAAGGAAAAAAGTATGCGAAAAGAGGCTCCAACAAAAGAGGTAGTCGAAGAGTGGGTAAGAAAGGATCTTGAGTCCGCTCATTATCTGCTCGGTGTGATATTACACCGTTATCCTGAAATTGTAAGTACTATCGCTCTCGAGGTTTACGAGAATGCAATGACAAAAGAAAATGGTGCTGCTATTGACCATGTAAAGCAGAAAGAAGATGCCGATTGATCCGTTAACAGGTCAGCTGATCGGGCAGGGCGTGATCGCTACTGCCCAGGCTATTACTCGCGGCGGTCCTCGCCGGCAGTATAAATGGAACAAAAAGGCGGCTGAGGATACTAATGCTATGAACCGCGCTAATGCGGTCTGGCAGTTGGAAGAAAACAAACGTATTCAACAGGAACAACGTGTGTATGATTCGCCTGAAAATCAAATGGCTCGCTATAAGGCGGCTGGTCTTAATCCGCATCTTATCTATGGTGGTGGCTCTGGTTCGTCTGGTGGAACCTTTCCTATATCTTCGCCCGGGATTGCGCCCTCGCGTATTGACGCACCTTCTGCGTCTTATCCTGATCTCGCGGGTAGCTTCCTCCAGGCTGGACAAACAATGGCTGGTACTCAATTGGCAACTCAAAAAGCAGAAGAATCTGAAGCTCGTGAGGCGTTGATCGATGTCCAGGTGGACATCGCTAAAAGTAATCCTATGTTGAACCCAGCGGTCTATAAATCATTGACCGCTTCTATGATCGCGGTGGCTGATGCGAAAGCAAAGGAACAGGATGTGTTGTGGATGATTCGTGAGCAAACTACAGATAGTGGTTGGCGACGGTATACACTGGGTAGTGCAAAAATTGAAGCTGAAGTTGAAGCGTTGGAACAAAAGTTGGGATTGAACACAGAGGATTTAAAAATCCGTAATTCTATTCTTCAAAGTAAAGAGTTCGATAACGTTGTAAAGGAGGCTATGGCCGCCTGGTATAAAGATGGTGAACTGACTTCTCAGCATATCTATCAAGGGTTGATGCTAATGCTTACAAAATGGATGATGGCCAGGTAGAATATTATTTCGTGACACATAGATTATTCTGGAATGATTGGGAAAAATTTATGGCTAAATCTGCCTCCCCGGCGAGGGGCCGTCGGAGACAAAAAAAAATAAAAAAAAAAATAAGCCTGAAAAATGAAAAAAGTAGTAGAGTTTTTTCTATTGATTAATAAAGGAGGAACGCCCGGGCAGCGAAGCGAGGACGGAGCGGTGCCTAGCGAGCTTGCGAGCGATAACGCGACGGACATTTGCGAGCAGCCCAGGGCGACGATTTCTACGGAGTAGGGAATGTCCTCCGTTGGTTGTGTGTGTAACTAAACAACAATAAAATGGCTTATGGTAAAAAAAGAAGAGGCTCGTTCTCAAAGAGAAAGAGAGGTTCTAAAAGAGGATTTAAAAAATCCTCAAAAAAACGTCTTGGGACGTATCGTATGTCTCGTGGTGGAATAAGGTTATGACGTGCACGGACAGAAAAGAGTTAACGTTAAATGTCGCTGGTGTGGCGACTCTGGTGAGTGTACCGTGTGGGAAGTGTATTCCCTGTCTGGTCTCAAAAAGGCAGGAGTGGTGCTTTCGACTCGAACAAGAACATCGTGTGAGCAAAAGTGCATACTTTGTTACCCTCACTTACGACGAGAAACATCTCCGG